TGGTCTCTTTGGTAGTATTGAGAAGGCGTTGAACTCTTGGTTGAGTTGCGACCAGACCTTGCGACCATAAATCGCTTGGTATGTTCCACCTGTGGTTGACAGCATTGGGCTGTCAGCCTTGAGTAGCTCGCTACCGGAGTAGGAGTAACCCATTGCGTTCCCGGCGCCATAGTAGTAGCGCTCCATGTCTGTTATTGTTCGTACGTAATTTCTTGCCATATTTTTCACTCTCCTTTAATCCTCAAATCTCCGGTACTCACTCGAACGTCTTTGACGCCAAGTGGTGTACTTCCTCCCATGACATTTGTGCTAGGTCTTCGGTCGAAGGAACGACCACTGATGGTCCGCTCTCTGACTTGCGAATTTCTGCGCCTTCTTCGGCGGGAGATGCTATTTCATCGATTCTTGCTCCAAGAGCCTCAATGGACTTCTGGATGTCGGCTAATGGGCTGCGAGCATCGAAAGCTGCTGCCTCTGCCTTTGCGATTTCCTGTCTCCTCTCTGCGTTGAACCTCTCAGCGAAGTGCTTCTCTAGGTCGGACTTGAACTCCTGCTCCATTGCTGCGGCCTTGTAGACCTCGTAAGCGGACTCGACTTCTGAATCAGAGACGGTAGCTGCGGAGATGAAGTCGGATTTCTCGACTTTTCCACCTGCACCGGTTGTGGCGGCGATTGCGTTAGTTGAAGGTGACCCTCCCTCTTGCACTCTGCCCTTTACCTGTCCTGTGTGCTGTGTGTACCCAGCGTCCCACTCCTCAGGTGTGGAGCCTAGGTTGGCTTTCTCAAGGTCATCAAAGTGGGCTCTTGCGGCGTTTGTATCTACTCCACCGCTCTTCAAGGTGTCTTCCATCCAGTTTAGGTAGCTTGAGGTGATTACGTCTGAGTACTCCTCAGACTTCTCGACCTCGCCCTCGGATGCTTCTTCCTCAGCCTTGTCTTTCATGTCCTTGTCATCCTTGGCTGCGTCCTTTTTCTTGTCCATGTGCTCTTTGAGACCCGCTGGCATGCCTTTCTCCATGTCATCAAGTCTTCCCTCAAGGCGCGATAGAACATCGCCAAGTTGCTTCATCATTTCATTGTCATTTTCTGTTTCTGTCATTTCTGTCACTTCCGTGTCTTCTTTTAGTATGCTGAATGTTGCTTCGGGGTTTATGCCTTTTTCGCAAATCGTTATTTCGTGGAGCTCCAGTTTGCTAATCTCTTGGTAGTCGCCTCTCTTCTGGTCTGATTTTCTGACCCTCTTGAAA